CCTGACATCTTAAAACTCCTTAATCATTAATACTCTGTCACAAGAATAATCAGGAAGCAGTTTAAGCCATCCTTTCCTACCTTGTATTTCAATTCCATCTAATCCTTTTGACTTAGACCACTCTTCTATTTCGCTAATTAAATGTACCCAATCTTCTGCACCATCGCCACCTAATAGGTGTATAAGCAATCTCTTAGTGGTTGGGTATGTAACAAGATTAGTTACTACAATACCTACTACATCTTCCTCAGTAATTAACCACAGCTGGCTATCACCTTTCTGAATACTAGTTAACACGCTTTCAACAGTTACTTCAGGTGCTTTGCCTAATACCTTATTCAAGTAATGTAATACTTTATCTTTGTTACTAACCAGTTCATCTATTGTAGTAACTCTTGTAACCTTATATGTCAATTGCTTTACCTGTTACATTCAAGTCTATAGTGTCAAAGGTTACATCAGTAGTGCCTGACGCTAGTGACATCTTAACTGTGATGGCCTGTCCTGCATTCACTGTACCATTAGAACTAAAGCTAATAGGTAAGTAGTCAGAACCACTGAAGTTAATAGTGTGCTGTGTCCCTGCTATTAAAGTACCATTAAGGTACAATCCAATAACAGCAGCGGAGCTACCACCACCATGACGTTTAACATTAGCACTGAAGGTTAATGTATACTTACTGTCAGACAGGAAAGTAATAGTACCTGCTGAGTGACTAGCCGTCATACCTTCTTCATCTGCACGTACAGTGTCATACGCTGTGATAGTAGCGGGAGTAGTGCTAAGCGCCATAGTAGCCCCTGCTGTAGCTAGGAACATACCTGTCTCATGTGTCTCACTAATGCCCCCAATGAACCTAGCGATACGCTGTAGCTCATTGTTTATATATACAGGGTACGCTTCCATATCCTGTGGAGGAGGTAGAGGCATATATTCAAGTCTCATGCCATACCCTCATGGCTATACTCAATGCTGTATCCAGTTAAAGACCACACATCATCACTAGCTGATTCAAACCTAACGCCTATGTATCTACCGCTCTTACGGAAGTTAGCTTTGTAGTCTTGCCCTATTACAAAAGGATGCGGATCAGACCATGACACACCTTCTCCTTGTCTGTTCTCTGAACCCACATATATGTTTACATCACCCTCACCTGTGAAGTGAGGATAGATAGCGTTAACATACTTGACTCCCTTGTCATCGCCAAAGTCAATACCTTCTCTCTCAGCAGAGGAGATATAAGTAGTACTGCTATTAACAGTCAGTCCTGTGTTACCTTTGTAGAACTTAGGCGTATCATACCCAACAATAAACAAAGACTTGTTCGACGGGTTAAATCGTTCTTCTCCCCACGGGGTTGAGTCAGTGTCCCAGTAACCAGAGTCATTATCCCAAGTAGCAGGGTCAGTTGTTTCGTTGGCTATCACACCAGTAGATATATAAGAAACACCTACAATGTCTCTCTCTGACCATGCATCAACTTCCCAGTTCCACACCAATGCTTTGTTGGCAGCACCGTTAGCACTATCCTGTGTAGGGAAGTAAACCCAAATCTCTTTACGAGGTACGTCAGCGACACACTTAACCTTGTCTACATGATCAGGATTAATCTGGGTGTACAGAGCCTTAGACATCTTGCTGGTTATGACAGACTTCTTAGAAGTACCATCATGTACATAAACATCACTGACACCTACGACAAAGTGCTTCCCATCAAACTCAGCCACACAGTCACGAGAAAGAACACCCGTATCATCACTAAAGACTTTCCTGAATGAGAATATAAAGTTACCGCCTATGAACTGCATAGCCCACACTGCGTCACTCTTGTAAATAAAGAACGTATCGTTGAGCGCAAGCCCATCAACACACCGCCCTGCTGTATCTGGCAGGATGTTGTAGCCAGCCTGTACCGCTGGGTCTACCGCATCCCATGAAGCAGGTATACCACCTAGAGGAGCTGTATCACTCCACTTAACCATTGAAGGGAAAGCCTCTGAAGAATTATCAACTATATCTAAAGCAATCAAGTAGTTCTTAAACGGACGCACAACACCTGTAGTCCAGCCTGTAGGCCACGCTGTCAAGTCTGCCATCTTGCTAGAGTTAGGGCTGTAGAACTGAGGGGCATCCTTTCTGTTGTTCATTATTAAAGCGCCATTAAAGATAGAGGAAGTCCACCCATCTTCATAGTCACCAGTGTAGTCTACGTCTGACCCCGCTGTCTGCCTAGTTACATTGACATTAGTGTTACCATCTGTCCTATATATCTTGTCTTCACTAGCATAGAACCAAAAAGGCGCGTTGTAGTCTGTCCAAGGAACAGCAATAATAGGTGTAACGGCAGGTGTTGCAAAGACTGCCTCATATCCTAATGCTCTGTTGGTTCGATAGTTATCAAAGTCAATATTACTTACTGCGCTCCATATCTCATTAGGTAGCTCATACGGAGACAGGTCAATGTTAACCCCTCGCGGTCTTGATATTTCTACCTTCTTATATGGCATGATTAAGCAGTCCTTTTCCAACGATAAACAATACAGTATGGAGGCATGTTCTCATGTGCGCTTCCACTACCTGCACTTCCTGTAGTACCGCTAAAGCTGTGGCTGTGATTACCTACGCTTGATGTAGTTCCTGTTACTGTACTAGACTCTCCATTCTCAGCTCCCGCAATACCTGACCCTCTTGCATATTCATATGTGTAGGTATGGTTGTGCGCTCCAGCTTGACCTGTCGTACCGCTAAACGAGTGAGAGTGGCTTGGCATTTGCCCGCTAGTCAAAGATACAGTCTTAGCACCACCAGTGTCAGTGATATCATTAAAGTCACTGTCCCCTGTATCCTGACCTACAGTAACCTTACCATCGCCATACCTTTCCCAAGTAGTACCAGCAAAGTGTGTACTAGGATTAGCACTAGATGTAGATTCATAGATAGTTCCAACAGGATATATTATATTAAATATACCACCTGCTAAAAGGTTAAGCTCTGCTGCTGTAGCTGTAACTGCTGCTGAACCAAGGTTAGGGAATTGTGTTTGCAAGACAGATTTCAAAAGACGAATATGATTATCACCTTGAGCCTTGCTGTCAGTCCCTAGCGGATTAGTTGACACTAAGTCAGTTATGTATGTTGCCGTTTCAAGTCCCATTATAGCCTCTTATTTATTTCCTATATTTAGCTGTCTTCTTAGCTATCTTCTTATTCTTTGCTACTCTCTGACCTCTCTTAGGTAGAGGCCGCTTCTTGTCTTTACAACCACATGACTGCTTCATAATGTTACCTCTTAGACTTAGCGCCAGAACACTTCCAACGCTTACGTGAAAGGTTGTTAGGAGTGTTGGGATCGTTCTGCTTCTTCTTAGGCAGACGCTTCTTAATCCCAAGGCTACGAGCGCAATAGCTATCGCCCTTAGCTGTACCTGCTCTTACTCTAGGGCCACCACCTTTAGCCTTACCTGCTTGTCCGTAACTAACCTTCTTACCACTAGAAGTTATCTTTACCTTTGCTTTACCTTTACGAGGTTTTCTAGTAGCCATTACTTATCCTCATCTTTTGTTTCATTAACTATACTTTGTACAGTATCAGACTCATATATCCTAATACCTAGCCATACAATCGTCAGTAACGATGCTGCTGGGGGTAACCATGCCGCTAGTGACGCTACTGCTGTTGACGCTGCTACTACATCTAACATATCTTTTGTTTGCTCATCCATTTGATTGACCTATAATCCAAGAAATTACAGAGTACAAACCAAAGGCTAATATGGCTATGCCTGTAATCTGTACTGTGTTCCAAAACACTGCTTTACGTTTACGCTCCTGTGCGTATATAGTCTTCTCACGCTGATCTTTAATCTTCCTACGTAAAGCTACTAGCTCAGAGTAACCATTAGGGCCATACGTATACATCAGGAGTTCTCTGAGTTCCTTCTCTTGTTGCTGTACTTTCTTGTTATGGGCATATATCTGCATTGCCTCTTGTTCAATAGACTGTCCTGAAACAATCTTCTTAAACAGAGGCGGGTTCTCAACTCTACGTTGACATTCATTTAAATCACTTACAGCTCCATACCAACGAGCTATCTGTCCAAAGGTATCCTCTACACCACGACCAGCAGCAACCATGCGCTTGATAGTACCAAATGCATTAGTGGCTATGCTGATGGCTGTGACTGGATCAATCATTATGAAGCCTCTTGGTTGTATCGTGCGTATGCCTTCACTGGGCCATACTCCAAGGTGTTTTTGTTAAACACAAAGCCCCAACACCACACAACGTCACAGTCTGTGTGCGTGGTTGCGGGTAATGGATACGACAATCCTTTTTCAGCGCAGAACTCTCTGATTAACTTAGGCGTTGCGTATGCATAGTAATCCACCCAGTCGCTGATGGTTCCGTCCTGACTGTGCGTGGCAGCGTAGAAGTTACCGTCGTTATATGGCAGCTCAGGAGTCTCACCTTCGTATAGTTTTGAAACTACTTTGAGCATTATCTCTTTAGTTTCAGAATCGAACTTGAGACCATACCAATCCATAAGGTTTGAGGTTGGGTAAGATGCTCCAAATTCAAGTAACAGCTTTTCACTAGGAACCTGTCCAAAGTTGTAGAAGCTCAGGCCGCTGTTAACATAAGGCTCCCTGTATGATGTGTATCTCCCTATTATGTTAAAACCCCATCTTAGCCAGTCCTGATAATCAGGGAAGCTCGCCTGTAGTTCTTCAGCCATAGCTATAGCC